GTCGTAATAGTGTATTGATAACCAATAGTTACCAAATTATCAATAACTGGCGTTTCAACAACGCTTATAACTCCAAAATCTTGATAACCAGCAGAATCATTTCCAATAGTTAAAATATCACCGGCTCCAATAGAACCTGCTGCCAATTGATCAGTGTTTGCAACTTCAAACGTAAAAACACTAGCATTAAAAGCAGTCGGTTGACCAATTGCATTGTCTGATACTTTATTCGCTGGAATATCGCCAACACCATACAATTCTGAAGAAAACCCGCTAGCCGTTGTCCAAGAAACTGAAACAGAATCTCCTAACGAACCAGTATAAGCGGCTTCAAACGTTGTATTTGCGGCGGTGGTTGCACCGTTATCTGCTCGTGAAACGTACAACGCATTTGCATAAGACAAATAATCGGCTGCAACAAAAAATGTTTCAAAATTGTTTGCTGTTGGTCTACCAAATCTTTGTGCTAATACGTCTTCTGATGAAACAAGAACAGCTTCATTTACCGGACCCCAATTAAAAACGCCAGCGATTGCCGCGGGCGGTGTTGCGATGGCCGGGACAGCTGCCGATGCGTCAACTTCTCGAACAATTACGGAAGGACTTACGGAAAAAGCCATTTTATTCTCCTTTATTAATCTCAGATTAAAATTTTAATCAGTTCAAACTTACCGTTGTTTTTATTTATAAAAAGATCATTCTTTAGTAAATCACTCAAAAATCCAAGCATCAGGATTTTTTACTTCTTGCCATCCTGCCTCGTCTCTTAAATCCGGAGTTCCATCATTTATAAATCCAAACGGTAAAAGTTCCTCTTCGATTTGTTCATCGCTTTTTTCACGCAATTTCATCAATGTGTTAATATCGGTCAAATCTTTAAAATAATTTTGATCCGTTAACCAAGAAAAAATAACCAAATTCATAACAAGATCATCGTGATAGCCGCTTTCAGCTTCGAAAGAGGATCCTTTTTTTGAAAATCTTGATAACTCTTGTATTGTATTATAGTCTTTTAAAACTAATTGTTGTTGCTCAACTAATAATTTGAGCAGAGAACAACCTACAGACTTTACTGTTTTCGTTGTTCTTATACCATTATCTACATTACGGCCAAATCCACCTGTGATTCTCTTTCCGCTTCTTCCGTGATTTTCGGTAAAAAGTAAATTTTCGTAACCGTAATCCATTAATAAAACGTCTGAAATTTGCTCTCCTATATCATTAATTTCAACGAGCACAGCCGCTTCATTATATGCCGTAGCGATTCTATATATAACCGAAGAATAGTCGACAGGAGTTATAAAATTATCTCGATATACGCAAACTTGGCGATACGGCATTTCTGTTACATCGAAGATTGTAAAGGTCGAATAATCAAGGCCTTTGCCCCTTGAAACGTCAACAGTCATTACGTAAACATGATTTTCAGCCGGCCGTTCGTATTGAAATAAGTTGTCTCTTTCTAAAAGTGGACGTTCGTAGACTAATGTTTTTAATACATCGCCAGCAATTAAAGTTCCTGAACTACCTAAAAATTCCCCGCAATATTCTTGTCTAAATTTTTGTTCATCGTAATCGAGCGCGGCTAATGTTTCATTCTTCCATTTTTCATCTCGTCCTGGAACATCGCTCCACATAACTTTAACAAATTCATATCCGTTTGTTCCTTCTTCGGCGCCCTTACAGGTTTTCCAAAAATGATTTAATCCGTTTGGAGTTGATGTCATCAGAAGTTTTGTACTTTGGCCCGATGAAATAGTAGGATATACAGAAGCAAAAAATTCATCGTAACCTTCAATAAATGCAACCTCATCAAGATATAGAAATGAGATTGATTTACCACGAATTGCCGAGCTTGTTGTTGTTCCAGCGTATATTTTGCAACCGTTCTCTAATGTAATATTACCTTTATTCCACTCATCAACACCTTGCTGCATCCACCTTGGAAGCGCCTCGTATGCAAGCTGTATTCTCCCTAATACCTCTCTTGCGGCATCTCCTTTGTTTGCAAGTATGGCTACTGTCTTATGTTCATTAAAGAGAATATAATGAAGGATAACCGCAGCTGCGGTTGTTGTTTTACCTGCCTGTCTTGCTGTAAGTACAGCAACTCGACGGTTATCAGTTATTTTTTCAATAATTTCTTGTTGATAAGAATACAAATCTAAAGGAACAAGACCTTTATCAACGTGAACAATCTTAATATAATTTTCAGCAAAATAAACCGGGTCTTTAGAACATTTAACAAATTCTTTTAGAATTTCTGGTGTCCATTCGATATCCTGCCCGCTCTTTTTAAGATATTCATTACCTAAATATCCACCAGCGCTCATTCTTCACCCTTGAGCATTTTTAATAAGTCTGCTGTTGATACAATAAGATTATTATTGGTAACATTAGTAGAAGCCTTTTCACCAGTTTCTTCTTTTGCGTATTTTTTCTTTGTTGAGATTTCAACGTAATCTTTGTTTGCGTCAAGAAGAGTTTTCATTAATGTTGATACAACTTCAAAGGCACGCGGAGATTCTGATTGCTTGGCGATTTCAACCATTTCTTTAACGGCTTCGTCGCCAAGCTCAATGATATTTTTAACGTTTTCACGAGCAAGCTCAATGTCCGCAATATTTTCAACCGATTCTTTAGAAGGAGTTGCAGGAAGGTAATCCTGTTTTTCAACTGGAAGCTGCGCAACATCTTCTTGTTCGATTGAAGAAATTTCTTCCATTGTCCTTATACCTAATTTTTCTGCAATTAAATCTTTACTCATAATATAAATTCTTTACTGCTGTTAACATTATTTATTAACTGGAATTAGATATAAGGATTAACCGGTGGAGTAGTGTTTAAACCAGGTCCTTCAATAAATTCAACTGGAGTGAAATCAATACCTGCCACATATCTGTGACCTTTAGTTATTCTCACAGAATGTACAAGATCTCCAGCCTGAAATTCCTCGCTTGCCCCAGTTGGACCTGTATATTGATTTATGGGAGTCATATAATTACCAAACATACCTATTCCACCATAAAACTTTATAGTATTACTACTGAGTCTAGTTCCAACGAAAGTTCCGTCAATCCATACAGATAAACTTCTACCATCAAATTGTACAGCAATATTAAACCATTGATTAACTGGAAACAGGACATTGCTGAAAATGCTACCACTGCCATTGGATTCGAAAAGTACTCCACCAGACGATGCCCAAGTGCTCACGTCCCACCCAGCATATGAAAAAGGCGCTGAAATACCTGGGAATTCGTAAACTCTAGTGTTGAACATATCTCTTGAAGGGCTGTATGCGGTTATTTTCACCCATGCTTCAGCCGTTATAGCACCAGGTATGTTTTCAATTCTTTTCCACAATGCTCCTAATGGTGCAAAGGTCGCATCTCCAAAGAAGGTATCAGCTTCTACGGTTGGTGCCGGGTCTGCATGATTAACAAAAGAATTACCGTTAGGTGCCAAATCATGAACGTTGTTATTGTATACCTTAATAAGAGATATTACATTATCCCAATGTGGATCTGTACCTGGAGCATGAGTTAATGGAACAGTTCCTACAGTACCCCATACTGGTCTGCTATTAGGTAATACCCAAGAAGTCGCATTCGAATCAAAAGTACTAGGCGTCGATGGTATTAAACTAACATTCCAACCACTCAAATCTTGATTGAATAAACTGGCGCCATTGAACATATTAGTCATATCAGTAACGCTACTTACATCCCAAGAACTAATGTTTTGATTAAATGCTAGAGTACCACTAAACATGCCTGCCATATCCTTAACATTACTTACATCCCAATTACCTATAGGCTGATTGAATACTATAGCATTGTTGAACATATAATGCATATTAATAACACCAGATACATCCCAAGAACTAATGTTTGCATTGAATGCATCACTATTAGAAAACATATATTTCATATTAGTAACGTTACTTACATTCCAAGAACTAATGTCTTGGTCAAATACATCTGCGCTATAAAACATATATTCCATATCAGTAACGCTACTTACATCCCAAGAACTGATATTTTGGTTGAATGCAGGCGCACCGCGGAACATTTCACTCATATTAGTAACACGCGATACATTCCAAGAACTGATATCTGCGTTAAATGCTGTAGCGCCGTAGAACATACCTGACAGGCTAAGTTGGTCATTAAGATTTGTCAAGAATGTCCAGGTTAACGGCGCGCCACCATTATTAAATGCATCTGCACCGTAGAACATTCTATACATGTCGCCAACATTACTCATATTCCAAGAACTAATGTCTTGGTTGAATGCATTAGCGTCGTAGAACATTTGGGACATATTAGTAACGCTACCTGTATTCCAAGTTCCAATGGGTTGATTGAATGCATATGCCATTCTAAACATTTCAGACATATCAGTAACATTACTTACATTCCAAGTTAGAGGACGCGCAGGTTCATCAATTATATTAATAGTTCCTAGCATATCAGGGTGGAGTGTACATTGATAATATAATGTATTAGGAGCACCTAAAGGTACAGTAAATGTAACATCTCCGATAGTGTTATTGTTAGTGACGCCATCATTGTATGCTGTTCCAATAGTATCTGTTTGAATTTGGAACGGATGCGCCCCACTAGAATTACTGAATACATACGTATGACCTCTCGTCAAAGTTAGAGTAGGATCATTGACGTTTGTACCACCTTGGGCATCATCGGCAAATATGTAATTTAAATTATCTGTGGCGGTTATGCTGAATGTGTATGGATCTGGAATATTACCATATCCATTGTTAAATGAATAAGCACCGTAGAACATACCATACATAGTAGTAACATTACTCACATCCCAAGAACTGATGTCCTGATTGAAAGCGGTTGCGGTATAAAACATATAATACATAGTAGTAACACTAGATGTATCCCAAGAACTAATGTCTTGATTAAAAGAGGCAGCACCACGGAACATCCAACTCATATTAGTAACATTACTTGTATTCCAAGAACTAATGTCTTGATTGAATGCATTAGCGTTGCGGAACATTTGATACATATTAGTAACATTAGCAGTACCAGTACCAGCAGTCCAAGTTAATGGTACACCGCCATTGTTAAATACATTAGCATTGTAGAACATTTGGGTCATATTAGTAACGTTACTTACATTCCAAGAACTAATGTCTTGGTCAAATACATCTGCGCTATAA